TAATACGAGCTAGAGTAGTCTTGCCAGTACCTGGACTACCTACAAACAATAGGTTAGGAATCTCTTCCTTAAACTGACTAACAACTCTAAGAGAACCTTCATCAAGAATAAGATCATCAAGCTTAGTCGGCCTATATCGTTCGCACCAGATACCTTTGAAATCAATCATAACTTATTATAGATGCTAACCTTCTAAATGCAAACATTATATATATCGGGTAGATACTCACTAAACAAGAGTGGTCGGCCTTCACTATTGAAACAATAATCAAATAGCCAATCGTAGAGTTCACTATCTTCCATACCTTCAACCCAGTTATTGCTTTTACACTTCTCAAATAAAGTATTAAGTTGAGAATCGCATACATGCCCTAATTTTTGAATAAATGTGGCCACCTCATGAGCTTCATCTTCAAAAGTAGGAGTTATCTTAATTTGTTCTTTTTTCATATCTATACAATTCTTTTTGCCCCTTGCCCTTGACACCAACCATTTCCAGTGAACGGTTCTCCAAGGGACATAAAAGAATCAATTACAAACAACTTATTGGGAGTCACATATGCTATTGAATCTTCATAAAGATATGGTTTGCCCACTTCAAAATTACGAGAGTTGCCTACCTCTTCCACAACACGATAATCTAACGGATAAACTTTTTCACCAGCTTTAGTGCGAACATAAAACTCTGTAGGCTTCATTGAGCATCTATTTGCATTTGTTTGTGCATCATACCTAAAATCAAGCTCATAGTCTCTCTCTGTAGGCGTATAATTGTAAGTGTACTCTGGTAAATTGTCTAATCCTGAGACATAATAACCCAGTTCCCCTACTTCTAAGTCTTCTAAGAAGTTCTTTACAAGACCTCTATCATTATCCCAGATACGTTTATAGAGAGTATCTACAGTATCACCATCTTCAACAGGAACACTATTCCAATAAAGAACCTCCCCTGTATCAAGACCTTCATCCATCTGATGAATAGTCATTCCAGAGGTTTTATCACCATACCAAATAGTCCAGAATCCAGGGTGCTTACCACAATGGCGAGGTAAATGAGAAGTATGGAAGTTAACTACTCCAAGTGGAGCTAGCTCAAGAAATTCTTTTGGAAGCAGGAATTGATAACCGATTACAACAATAATATCAGGCTGCAACGACTTTACCCATTCATGAACCATTTTACTCTTAGGATCACCTGACATAATGCTAGGAATGTCAAGCTCTTCAACCCATTCATTAAGAGGTTTACTCTTACTTCCTCCTGTAGTTGAGGATGTAATCTTATCTGTAGGTGACTCAATAACACCTACAATATTAGCACCCTCTTCAACAAAATACTTCATGTGGATGCTAGTAAGCTCCCACGTTCTCGTGCCCACGATTAAAATTTTCTTTTTCATAAAGGTTTTATTTTCCGGATGATCCGAACCCTTTTTCACCACGTTCAGAATCTTCTACCTCACCTTCTTCTACAACTACAGGATAATTGGCATATACTACGAACTGAGCAATACGATCTCCAGCTTTAACTTCATAATCTTTATCGGTTAAGTTATAAAGCTTTACACCAGCATCACCACGATAGCCTTCGTCGATAATACCAGGATGAGGCATAATACCATGCTTGAAGCCAAGCCCAGAACGACCTTCAACCTTAACCCAGAACCCCGGCTCAATAAAAGCAAACTTAAGACCAACACCAACAACAGCAGATCCACGTGCGGGAATAGTAACATCTTCAACTGAAGTAACATCCATACCAGTATCGTTCTGATGGTTCTTAACTGGTAATACTGCATCAACATGCGTCTTTTCAAATTTAAGCTTCATATAATATATGATAAGCTACAGATAAAAATATTCAACTACTAGTTGATTATATTAAACCTAGATTAAATATAGATAGTGGAAGACTACGATTCATCTTTTGATCCTAATAATGACGTTGACAATGCTGTTGATGATATTATTACCCAATTGAGTACTCAAAATCATTCAGTAACAAAAGCTAAGCAATCTGCTGAAGTACCAGATGTAGAAGAGCTGGAAGATTATCTTGTCAAAACAACAGCACGACTTATTGATACTACATTAGATGCTGTTGATAACGTCAAGGATTATATTTCTTCTGCACCTGAGAATAGAGATGTAGCTTCATTGGCTGAGCTTATGCGTTCAGCTAACAGCGCTATTGAGACTATGCAGAAGATTCACGCTAACAAAGAGAACATCCAGGCACGCAAGGATGTTAAACAGATGGATATCGACTCAAAGAAAGAACTTAACATTATGGATAATACAGCCAAGCTTGTAATGTCCAGAGAAGAGGTACTTAAAGCTCTAACTAGCGGTGAAGAAGAAGAGGTGATTGATATTTAAACACTTCTTAACCATCTCGGTGTATTAGCACTTCGACCATTAACACCCCATTTTGTAGCTTGTGCACCACTCCTACCATTACTGATGGCAATATCAATATGTAAGTTACCTGCCATATAACCAGGTCCAGCTCCAATACTCTCAATACCAACGCTCTTAAGAATTTTAGCAAATTGATAGAGTCTATCAAAATGACTTGGATTTTCTGCACTTAATCTAGTACTCCCATCATATACTCTAATATCAGCGGCCCATCCGTCATCGTGTCTCTTTGAACCTGTTCGATTTACACCGTTACGACCACCATCACGAGTAGCAACTTGACCACCAGAGTAGACGACTATTCTATACCCAGACTTTGCACTAGCAGCGTTAATCATATTAGCAAGCTTTGGTTGAATAGGCTTATTACGAATCCCATTCAGCGCATAACTAACATTAGGATTAGTTTCTACTACAGGATCATCACCATCACCGAGTTGAGCTTTAATATCGTCAATATTACCTTGACAAAGCTTTACTTCAACAGTGCCGAGATCATCATGTGCAACTTTCTTTATACGAGTCCAGCCAGAGTTACCTATAGGCACACTACTCTTTGTAGATATACTAAGTTCTCCTAAATTATTTGCCTTCATAAAATGTTGATATGCCCCAACTGTCATATCAACGTTAGATTCCCGTTGACCATTCCAGTCAATAACTTTATAATAATACCACTTACCATTAGGTATTCTCATTGCTGCGAAAAACTCATTACTTGACTGTAGTGGTGTTTTGTAATTTTTACTTATTGGTGTTACAGTCGGATCATTAATGAATCGTTTAAATAAAGTCTGGCTAACTGCAACACCATCATTAATAATTCCCGATGTACGTGTATTATATAGATTTTCCATCCCTTCATCAGTGAGTTCATGCTTCCAACCTGCTGCAATAGCACCAGTTACGTTGTACAAGCCAATAGACTGTTTATCACTATCTGAAAGATCTCCATTAATAGCCCTTTCCAATTCAGCTATGCCACCAGAACTCATATATGAAGCGCCAATTCTATACGCATTTTCACCTAGATTACTAATACCCTTTAAAGTCATTTTATCACCAGCTAGTTTAGAATAATCTTCATACCAAATTCTTTTGTTCCCATAATCAATAAGACCAGCAAATATAGAGTAATGAGATGTCACACCACTTTGTTTTGATTGTAATGTAAATGTTTGAGAAATTGCTACTTTACCATCCGAGAAACCCTTACCACTTACAGGTGTATTATCATAAGGTGGTAAATCAACATAATTACCAGTTTGTTTCTTGAGATTTTTATTGTTATCCGTTACCCTATTAACTTTATTAGCCCCATCTGCTTCAATAGTTTCACCATTGACATATACTGGATGTGTACCTGATGGAAATGATGTATTATCAATATATGGATTATAACGATATTTATATTGATATTTATCAAAACAACCTCCCAAATTTTCTTTTACTTTATTAAGGATTGCAGATCCTGTAGTATTGAAATCAAAATAAGATTTAATATCAGGAGTATATCTATAAACTTTATCTGTATTTCTTAATGATTGGCCGGCTTGAGCTAATTTACTAAGTTCCGATATGTTCTTTTTACCGGCAAGTACAGCTTGTGTATTAGTCCAGGCTTTATTGGCTAGCTGGGTAGCTTCAACGATACCGTCTTGAAATAGAGCAGGGATTTTATTAAATATCGCTTGATCAAGTTCACCAATCATATTAGTAAAGGTATCTTTTAGGTCACCTACACCAAAAGTATTAGCAGCAGATTTGGTAGAAGCAGCTTGAGCCATTCTACCGATACTATCACTTGTATCTAAAAACAAATTACATGGAGAATTAAGACAATCCTTCAACTGATTATTGAGAGATTCCTGATACCCGTCTGAATATAGCTCTGGATTATCAAATCTAGATTTAATATTTCGAACAATTGAATCAAAAATTGGATTGTTAACAATCTTATGTGTATAGTAGTCTAAAGTTGACCAATCCAATGTTCCGCTGTTAAGAACTAAATCTTGAACAAACTTTTCTGCAACTCTAATATTACCATTAACCGCGTTGTTATAACCCACGGCAAGATCAATATCTAATTGAAACTCAGGGTCATCAACTATATCACAAAAAGGGGTATTATACTTTAAGTATTCTTTGCTTATTGCAACCCCTTGTAATTTTTCATGTAGATTATTGCTGTAAATTACCATAATCAATCTATAACTGTTATTTGACTTAGCACATTTGTAATATAATCAGCCTTAATAAACTTATACGTAGTATTAGCTTGCGCTTTAAATATATAGTCTGGTTTATTTAAAAGGTAAACTACCCACCATAAATCAATTGTACCGTAAAGTTGAAATGATAGCATAGTCCACGGCTTATCTGACATCAAAGTAATTTCATCTATAAGCTCATCACTAATATCGTCAGGAAAAATTACCTTGTTAAGAATATTATAAAAATATGTATTGCTATCCTCAATTAAATTAACGTTAAATAAGTTTTCATATAAATTACGACTTAGATCAGCTAACTCTGCAATTTCATTTTGCTTTTTTCCTGTTATTATCGTACTCATTGTTGTCCTTGGATTACTGTGTTACCGGCAATTGACGTGGTAAATGCATCACTTACCATTGTATTGCCATAGTCATTAATTAACGAGGTAAACGATATACTTACATCGTATGCCTCAGGTATAGGCACTTCAACTGTTCTGGGTGATATTGAACCATTCGAAAGGGTAGGTATAGAAACCGGCAAACGTCTTACTGTACCTAAAAAGTTAATACTCATGCTCGAAATATAAGCATATGGCATAGAGAACTCACCAGGAACAGATACTGTATATATCTTAGGAGGAGGAGTCTTAGCAAAAGAAGTTTTATAGGGTTTGTTTTGAAAAGTTAATAGCCATAACAATTCATAATTTTGCTGAACTGGGTTAAGTTCAGACCTACGGATAGTATTTAAGAGAGGAAACTTGAGTGTTCTAGTTATTCCCGCATCTGCATTTTGAAAATATTTTGGTTTTTCAATATAAACTCCAGGTTGAGTAATATTAACTGTTTGCGATATTGTATCAACTAGTTCGGTACCGGCATCGATAAGACCGCGTAACTTTCCACCAGCGTTGTCGTTCTCACCCCATTCACTAGTTATTTCCTGTGACTGATTATAGTAAGGCAATCTATAATTGAATCCGGTTTTGCTAGTTAAGTAAATTCCTTCTAAAGATTTAAGATTATGAGCATTAAGTAATGCAGTATCTTGTTCCATTTCTTTGTTAATCGCATCCCCAAATTTACCAACTGTGCTCTTAAGGTTACTCAATGGACCTCCTCCAGCTCCAATAGCATTCAGCTTACCAAGTAGTGATGTAGGATCGTCTGGTGCACCAAATTTTTCTAATTGACCTGTGATAGCTTTTTTAGTTGCACGTAAATAGTAAAGAGCTCCTGATATTAAAGAACTAACTTTTTGCTCTCGCTCAGTTAAAAATACACACGGCACTTTATCTAAAGCTGATGTACTTGATTTAGGACCTGCATACCAGCTAAAATTATGAACTACGTCAATGAAATTACTAGGTGCTAATTTTGGTTGATAGTCTTCATTAGGTAATGATATAGTATTTAAATTTTCCGAACCTGGTACCAAAACATCGACAGATTTAGTAACAGTTGATTGTGATGTATTAATTAAAAGTGTGCTCATGCCGTTGCGGTCCAATAGTCCGATGTAAGTTGATTAGGTTTTAATTCTACTGTTGAAGGTCCTGGTCTTGGGCTCTTTTGAACACGATTTGTTTCGACTGAGCCTAAAGCCATTATACCATCTCTAATGCTAGTTAAGATTTGAAGTTGTGCTACATTAATGTCTCTAATATTATCAAAGACTGCAGCATTTTCTATTTTAGCAGAATCTCTACTATTGATAAGATTATCGATAGCACCACCTGGTTTCATTCCTAGAACACTATCCTTATCTGAAAACGGATGCACTTTACCATTTTCAACAATAAAGTCCTGCATTACACCTTCAGTTGCAGCCAGCCGTTCCTCTTTAGAAGAAGTAGGTGATATATTAAACGCATCCATCACCAGCCCTCCAAGAGATGACATGTCGAATTGATTTGTAAAAAGTTTAGCTACATATCTTCCAAGCATATCTCCAAGAAAAAACGCTGGAACAGAAACTAGCGCACCTGCTCCGGTAGCAGCCGTCAATGCAGCTGCAAGTGTACCGCCGGCAACTCCACCTATACCGTCTATAACTCGATTACCTATAAGTTTTTTAAGCTCTTGCTCTCCCTTTTTTGGGTCATTGGCATATTTATTAATATCATAGGCAGTGAATCCGGCTTCTATAGCTGAACCTACTATAGGAATTTTTGTTAATATCTTCCCGCCTCCAGTCTTTATCATAGGTTTTAAGACTTTACCTAATGCCGCCTTTGCCTGTTTAGCACTGTTTATAACTGCTCCACCTACATACTTTACACCTTGAACTGCTTTACCGCCTACATACTTTGCACCTTGAACTGCTTTACCACCTACATACTTTGCACCTTCAACTGTTTTACCTACCGCTCCCTTTACACCTTCAACTGCTTTACCACCTACATACTTTGCACCTTCAACTGTTTTACCTACCGCTCCCTTTACCGCCTCAAATCCTTTCATAAACATCCCACCTCCCGGGATACTCTGAACAACACTCTTCGCGGCATTTTTAACAAAATTTCTCGCCTTTGACATAAACTCCCCCAACTTACCAAAAGCGTTTGTTATGGCTCCTTTAAGGCTTGTTGCCCATTTCGAATTCCATATTCCTTTAAACAGATCTGCGACTCGTTTTCCAGCCGCCTTAGCTGTGTTTTTAAGAAAACTGAGCACTCTCCTACCAAGCTTTTTAAGACCATTCCAAATAGCCCTACCAGCACGTTTAGCTGACCTCAATAAAAATCGCCCAAACCTTGCCATTAACTTGCCAACACCCTTAAAAAACTTCACAAAAGCATTTTTAAGAAACTTGACAAACTTACCCAAGTATTCGAAAAATTTTTTCTTAATAAGTGCCCAGAGTGTCTTGCCTAGCCCAGCTAGTAGAAGCCCTATGGTAGCTAACTTACTAAGTAGCCCATCTTTTGCTTCTTTAGCAGCTTCACCAGCCATTTGAGTTGTTTGAGATATATCTTTAACTTTTTGTTGAGCAGTTGATCCAGTTCTCACTGCTTCAGGGTCCGGATTAATAACATCTCGGAGGATTTCAAAGATTTTTGTATATCTAGTCTGTTCGTTAGCTGTTAAAGTAGAGCTTACCTTAGGTGCAGCTGATGGTTTATTGCCAGCCTTAGAGTCAATTATTACCCCTTTGCTACCTTTAGTCTTAGCACCAGCGGTCTCGGAATTTGCAGCTGTAATAAGCCTTATACCATCAATCAATTGTGCTATATCATCTGCCACAAATATATTTAATCCCAAAGCATTAATCTGATGTTAAGAAACCTGCATCAATTTCTAGAATAACACCATCGTCAAAAGTAAGACACATTTCATCTACCTTTTTAATACTGGCCATGTAGTCCATTATAGAATTATTTAGTGATAGAGGAAGTTCTTCAACAACCTTAACCCTATCATAAATACTAAGATTTTCGAAATTTAGCGAAACATCTTCGAGTTTAATTGCTTCAATATACTTAACTATTTCATATACTAGAACAAGCTCGATACTCTGCTTATTTTGTTGAGCTTCAGAAAGCTTACCTAGCTCAGTAATAATTTTTGAATTAATTTTTGTATCTATATTTAAGGTCGGTACAGCGCACTTAACTTCAATACCACTATCTTCTATAGTAGTAGTAAGGTTAAGATCTTTAATGTCAAGAGTTTTAAGTTCTGCCAGGTTATAAGGTTTATCGTCAATTAAAAAACTATTTCCGGATGATGCTTTTCGTAGTTCAAGTAATATTGGAGTTCTGTCACATTGTAGAAAATTAATATCTTCTTCACAATTATCTTTAATAATATTATTAAATATATTTAAACTCTCAATAGAACCCTTTATACCGTCAAATGCAGACCTAAGAAGTTTCTTTTGTTGAGTTACATTAAACTTTTTAAAAGTAGCTTTCTTTGATGTTGATGGTACCTTAACCGTAACAATATTTGTATCATTAACTTGCTTAAGACTATCCAAGAAGGTTTTTACATCGGCGTTCATGACCTTATTTATAACGAATTTTTAAAATGCAACTTATTGTTGCTGCTGTTGATTTTTCTTGAGCTCTTTATTTTCTTCTTCTATTCTCTTATTATGTTGGTTCAATAAAATTCTCGTTTCAATTGGTGATAGTTCAAAGAATATATTTGAACCTGGTGTAATAGTGTTTTGAAAATAATAAATCAAATTATAAAATTGATTTAAATCCGTATTAAATATATTTGCAATAAATTCAATAATACCATTATTAATAACATTAATACCTAGTCTTTCAACCCCAACAGATTTATTTTCGGAAATAACTGTTACATCAAGCAGGTCACTAGCTATAGTTTCAATATAACTTTTAATCGTATTAAAGATTTCTACAGGCAGATTATCAAGAATTTCTAATTGCTCTTTGTTTGACAATCTATGAAAGTTTAAAGTTTTAGAATCTATCTTAAGTGTCTTTATAGTTGCAAAGAACATTTCATCTATAGATGTATAATAAGAAATATTTGGAAGATCTAACGTAACTTCAATGTTCTTCTCGACAAATACTAACTCGAAATCTCTGTAGAGTTCTTCTAATTTATTGAGTAGTGATACTAAATTAATATCGATTTGCTTTTCATCCTTATTAAGAGTAATAACACTATCCACAAATACCATCCTATAATAAATTAAAAGATAGAACCTATCAAAGAGGTGTAGATCTTTATCTAAAACTAGATTTTCGAAAAATCTATTAAGACCGTAATAGTCCTTATTATGAATATATTTAACAATAGTGAGATAATCTCTATTACAAAGTTCTTCTACTCTTGTTACTTTACCACTAGGTAAATTTACTTCAATATCAAACTGCATTAGTTTGGATTACTTATCTCGTAATGAGAAAATGTCCATCCTACTGCTTTAGTTATGTCTGATATACTAAGGCTGTTATAACTCATTTGATCCCCACCTTGTGTATTGTACGGCGCGCAATTAAAGAAATTAAAAATTTTACGTGTACTGTAGGTTATATTAGGATTTGGAATAGAAGTTTGAGAATTTGCTACTTTATTATTATAAGCATTATCGGATCTTGTATATTGTGTAACTGTAATATTACACTTAATATCAACATCATCTTCAATTAATCCTTTATAAGATGTGGCTACAATCCACGGTTTTATAAAGTAATCAATTACATCAATGTTTGTTTCTAAGAATGTTATAGTAACTTGATTACCACTACCATATGCAGTTCTATTTGCAGCGTAGTAGCCATTAATTAAACCTCCCACACTGTCAATACCAGCTGTATTAATGCTAAGAGATTCAGATGGCATTGCAATATTCTGAGCAAGTAAGTAACCTTCGTCACTACTTGAAAATTTATCAATTAGACCAGCTTCTACTTGATAAGATCTAGGTTGGTAATCATCTACAATTTGCTGTATACGATTACCAACCTCAGTCATTGACGCCCCATCACGTCCAGCGATTTGAACACCCCAAAGATTTTTAAGAGGTATATCACCAGCCCAATCTTGATGAACCTGAATTCTCTGTTTGATGGGGCGCGCCATTTATGTTACTGTTCTTTGGTGTAATAGTGGTATGCAACAGTTGCGTTAACCTCGACTGTTGCACCAGTACCGTCTGAAATATTATATCCAATGTTATCAACATTACGAAGTGAAGCACCTACTAGCTTGTATTGTGCAATAGGTTCAAGCTCTTTATCTAACTGTGCTAGTTGAATAAAGAAGTCATCATCAGGTGTACCATACTCACCGGTAGAGTTAAGATCATCGAATAGAGCGCGCGATGCACCTTCAAAATAATTACGAAGCTGACTATCAGCGTCGAGGTAAAAGTTAAGGGCGTAGCCGTCTGAACCAGGGTATGTAACACTACCGGGAACATTAATAGCGAGTCCCATGTATGGTACAGCTACATTAGAAATAGTACGACCTGGTAGAGAAGCTGTCTTAACATAAACAAGATCATTTTCTGTAAGAGCTGGTACCCCTTGAAGCTGCATTTGCGTAACACGGAAAAGAAAATCGCGTGAAAAATCACGTTCTGCAGCAGTACGGTAAAAATTTTGAATTGACTGATTAACTGGCATATGAATATTTAGTCAAAGAACATAAAAATAACTAAAAAGAACCAAATTACATTCCATTAAACTGTTTACAGGTGGACTATTATAGATCTAATGCATAAATATATGAGTAATGCGATTAATTTCATCAGTAAAGGGATTTCTTAATGCAGCAAATATTCGAGCGGATCAGTTAACTGCTATTGCTAAAGGTGCATTATGTTTACCATCTCTAATATCTGGTCTACCAGATTTAGGTAAAAGTGTAATTGGTAATGTTATAGCATCAGCAAATAGTATTCTTTTAGATGCAACGTCTGCTATTAGTGGTATCATTACTAGTACAATAGATAATGCAATAAACAAAATTACAGGATCGATTGCTGGTACTCTCAACTCCATTACTGGGTTTGTAGCTGAAGTTGCAGGAACTATTGAAGAGGTTAAAAACTTTGCAACAGGTCTTAAAGATAAGGTTAGTGACATAAAGGACTTTACATCAAGTAAAGAAAACTGTAATTTTGCCGCGGCAAGTTTACTAAACTGTATTACTAGTCAAGCTTTAGCCAATGTATCTGCTAAGGCTGCTGTAGAAGTTAGTAAAGGTCTTGTACCAATTGACGAATTAGCTAATAATGTGAGGGACAGTATTGCAAAACCAGGAGGTGCTATTACTAACACTATTAATAAGACAGCTTCCGAAATTAATAGAGCTTCTCGTATGATATCAAAATCAGATTTATTCTAGTATGTTAAATAATTTATATATTGGTAAAGTAATTTATGACAGTGACCTTCTTAGTAAAAACGACACGGTTCCACAAAATCGAGTAAAAGTTTTTATCGCAGGGATTACTCCCTCTGGTCCGGAAGATTTTAACCAACCACGAGGTATAACTAATGAAAATATTATGTCTTCTAAGACATTAGATAGTGTGGGGCAAGAGTTTTATGCGTATGTAATGATGCCAGTGATGGGTAGTGGGACCGGGGCAAAATACAACGCTAACACTGATATTTTAACTGTTAGTGATACAGGTAATATTAAAGATTTAAATGCATGTCCTCCTGCAGAAGCATATTCTCATACACATGATGGTTATTTGGGGGGTAATTCTACAGGTACAGCTGGAGTTAATGTAACAGCTAGTGCCTACAGTCCAGATAATAGATCAAATGCTTATAAGGGTGTGATGGCAATCCCTGGAGTAGGTGCTACAGTAGTTGTTTCATTTATTAATAATGAGCGAAGTATGCCAATAATTTTAGGTGTACTACCAAGTGTTGCTGATGTCGAATCAATTCAAGGAGTAGGATTTCGAGAAGAAGTATTTCCTAACTATCCTATGGCTTACAGTAATTTAACTAGTCAATCTGAAGAGACAAATTAAGTATACCCTCTAGAAAATCCATATTAACAATTGACGAGTAACTAAGATGCTAGATAAAGAAATAAAGAGTGGTACAGAGTTTATTAATGACAGGGGATCAATGGTCATTAATAATAAATCTGGTAGTATTGTATTCGATGAAAATACCGGGCAAGAGAGACTACAACTCAGTCACAGTTCGGGTGCAAATGTGAATTTTAACAATAAGACAGTTAGTACATTTGCTCCTAATAACATGCAAGACCTGACTAAAGGTAATAAGTTTAGTACAACTATTGGCGATAGCTTTAGTCAAACAAATAATAACAAGGAAGAGCGTGTATATGGTGATCATACTATCATAGCTGGCTCACCTAAATTCTTCACAGAAGGTTTAGCTGATCAATGGTTAACAGAAGCACAAGATATTGCTGTAGCCAAAGCAGGTCCTGAAAAGCTTTATGGGGGCACAGGTAACAATACTGATGCTGCATATCCGGTTGATGGTAAAGTAGATCCAAATAGCGGTGCTATTGAAGGTGGTACTTTTGCAACAAATAAAGCTCAAGATAACATACAGCAGTTAATGGAAGAAAAAGCTGCACCTCTTTCAAATATTGAAAAGGAGATGGGTGTTGGTGGCAGTATAAAAATGCTTACTACAAAACATTTCGTTGTTAACGCAGGCGCAAAACCTGTATCCTTTGATTCTGGACTTATTGTTAAGAACGGTAAGTCTGTTACTCAAAATTATGTAGTAGAAAACGGTAAGGCTAAAGAAATTACTACTAGCGTTCCTGTATATGAATCAAAAGATACTTCTAGTGCTGTACCATTTGGGGATATACAGTTGATAGCTGGCACCAAGTTTAGAGCAACAGCAGGATCTGGAGGAGTTAGCTTTACATCGAGTGGTGATAATAGCTTTACCGGCACTGGTAGAACTACTATCGGAGGAGCTGAAGTTGCTATAGCTGGTTCAACAATTGGAGATGCTGGTCGTGTTACTATAATAAGTGATACGGATCTATATATGGAAGCTAATCAAATTATAACGCGTAATACACCTCGCATTACCGATAGAGCTGATATTACACATACCTTTGTAACACCTGATGCATTTTTTACAGGTAACGTACACATTATGGGTGATCTCACTGTTGAAGGCAATATTACTGTTAACGGTTCTGTTGGTATAAAAGTACCTAACGGCGATGTCTGTGCAAGTGGTATATCGTTAGTCAAACATGTTCACGGTGGAGTTTGCAGATCTGGCCAGAAAACTGACGGACCACAATAAACACAAAAAAGAGGAGGTCTTTCGACCTCCTCTCTGTTATTTGAATTATTTGAAGTTTTGATTAACCTCCAATAAGCTCTTCGAAGTTTGCATCTGTACGAGTTGCATAGAAGTTCACCAAGATAAACTCTGCAGTACGTACTGGCTTGAGATAGATGTCAACAACAAGCTCGTTTTGATCAATTACCTCTGCTGTATTGTTACGCTCATCACAAACAATCATATAGTCATAAAGACCATCAGCAGCTTTAGTACGCTCAAAGAACGGTGTCAAAGTATTAACAACTCTCGTTCTTGTGAACAATGTATTGTTCTCAAAGAGGAAGAACTGCATTGTTTTCTTAGTAATCTTCTCGAGATATAAGAATGTACGACGAACGTTGATACGATCAAATGCACTTGGCTTTCTCAACAATGTTTTCTGTCCAAAGAATACATTACCCTGATCAGCAAAGTTAGCAATTGGGTTGAGGTTAGCTGTGTAAAGATCATCTCGCTGACGTTGGTTAGGTGTAACAGCAATGTCAGAAGCATCAGTAATAATACCTCTATTGAATCCAGCCGGTGCACCCCATGGGCCAACAGCAGCATCTGTAGCTGCCATCTTAGCAGCAGCAAATCCGGATGATGGAACCCATGACTGCAATCCTGAGTAGTTGTCGTAAACGCTCATCCAGTTAGCAAATACTGTTGCATAGGATGTATTCGCATTTGCAAACTGATGTCTAATTGCCCAGTAAATGTCTGTATAGAAGTTCTTTGTAACATCTTTCTGAACTTTGCTATTCTTACCGGTAACAACTAACTGACGAATTGGATCGGCAATAAAGAGAATATCACCACGACCGCCATCCTTAACAGGTCCAGCAAATGTAGCAAACTTATTGAAGACATTCATGTAAGAACTTCTTGCAAACGTATTTGTTAAATCATTCGATGTTCTTAACGCTTCAATTGCTGTTGTTGTCTTTGTATCATCAAAGTTTGCATCACTTGCTGATACGGTCTCCATATAAGTATTAATAGTACCGAGTCCAGCTTCAGCAATCATGCTAATATCAAACTTACGATCGTTACGAATACGATCAAGAGCACGATCAAGCTTGCTTGGAATGCTACCAATTACTTTTGTTGTAAGATCAACATCACTATAAGAGCCGAGTGGTGTAAGAGCATCAGCATATTCAAAGTTTGCATAATCAGAGCCAGTCGCAGATGCAGTAAAGAAATCACTATTTAACCCAGCAATATCAGTACTAATTTCACCTGCACTTAACGCGTCATTAAATGCTTGACCGTATACACGTACCTTGAATCTTGGTTCACCATTATCCTTTAACTGCACTCCTTTAAGTGCATTAGACACATTAGGGTTAACAAGAATGTCAATGTTACGAGATCCATCTTCAACATTTTCTAATGAGAAGTTAACCGGAGCTCCACCGTTTTCAGAATTACGCTGGCGATATGCTCCAATTGAACCATTATAACCTTCTTCAAAAAGATAGTCAAGGTTATTAGCTTCCTTAGAGAAGACTGATTGGCGGAGCTTAAATACACCAATATTCAAAGTATCATCAAACTCACGACCACCAATATTATAACCAACAATACGATCTTCCATAACCTGCGAAATAGAATTAGTAGCAGGATTAGAGCCTGATTCAGATGTAGCGGTAAGTTGGAACTCAAGACGTGATGTTGGAACAGTAATGTAAGTTGACAAACCAGTTGCACCAGCAGCTGAATCAACAGTAAATACATTACGTATAGAATCAAAGTCTGTTGCAGGGTTGAGAAGAGTGTTATCCTTAACACCAATATAATAACCGTTAAAAAGATTATCTACAACAGTTTGACCTTTGTTAACAACAATTAAAGCTGCAGCAGACAATCCAGCGAGCTCGCTAAATGTATAAGGAGCTGCTGTTGTGTTTTGACCACGCGGATCATTCCCCCAGTCAAATAGTTCACCATTTTTAAGTTGAATATATTGTTCCTGTGTAAGTTCAAACTGTGTTGGTCGACCTAGTACATAAGTACCACTGTTCATTGAAAAAGTAGTTGAAATTTCATCAAGCCGCTCGTCATATGCAATAGCTGGGTAAGCAAGAACACTAATTTTAGAGCCGAACCCTTGACCGTTACCCGCGCCATACGGTAGGCGGTTAACGAGCAATGAGCCAGTTGAGTTTAAAGCAGCGCGTGCTGAGTGATAAAAATATCTTTCTGCTGGTGTCTTTGGAGTACCGTAGATTTGTTCGAACTCAGAGATATTTCCAAGCCCAATAACTTCATCGGTAGGTCCTTCGGAAGCGAATCCAGCAATATACGTTGTGGTGCCAGTTTGAGCTGTGCGGAGTGATAAATCACTCTCACGAATCTCGACACCAGGAGATTGAATTGTCCTATTAGCCATAACATTATTTATGCTTTTTCAGACAAAAAGCTGTAATTATTTTAACTTAGTAATTAATTAATTTGGAGTGAATTTGTGAGTATACAAATGTCATTGAAGATGTAATTTCATCTGCAGTTCTATAATTATATTCAATACTACCAATAGTTACAGGAAACGCTTTCGTGTAAGTGAATGCAATACGCTGATTGTTAAATTCATCTAAACCATATAGAGTCATATCAGTCTGATAGTTCGCAAAATCTTCATCATCGACTAAGCTAGATGCATCATACAAGCCTTCCCTCTCATCATGCATAAGATCTAACCATTTATACAATACCCAATAGTTGTTAAAACCATTATCAATGGTAAAGTTTACTGTGACTGGTGGATATGGCTCTCTAGCATGAGTAGAATTATACAAATTAGATCCGCCATATCTAATTTGCAAAGCAGGCACATCCATTTCAGGTACGACAGCGCCATAAACAGAAAACTGAAATGCATCTTCATTTACGTTAAAGGTCTGTCTATCAGTTTTTGAATCTATCTTACGCAATGCAGGTGGTAGTGAGAAGACAAGCTTAAACTTATCTGCTCTGCTTTTATTGAGAAACGATTGGTCGTTTTGATTTACAGCCATACTGTTATTTAATCTAAAGTGGTGTAAACCCTTGATCTATTAGATCATAATAATCATCACCCATATCTTCTTCTCCATTGGACATACCCCAATAGACTGGATTAAGATCAGGACTACCACCAGTTACTTCATTATCAGTATATATTGATGTTGGATCTTCAAAAAGAGATACGCCAAAATCTAATGGCTCAATAATCTTAGGTCGACCAGTATCATCCTTTTCAATAATTTCAAAGTACTGCTCGCATATCTCATTGTCTAATACATAGTAGCCATACATCAATGCCATAACTAAGTCATCATGACAACCATGTCTAGCTTTCCAGGTACCATTTGGGTAACGAACAAAGTTACGAAGCTCTTCTAAAGTCTCTTCGTCTCTCATCACAATTGATTTAAGATCATTCATCCAGTAACGCATATTAATAACACCTCTATGCTTCGTATTAGTATGAGCAATCATACCTTGCATGCGCTTCTTTCTATGTGCTGCCTTGTTACCATATGAAACAAGCTTTGGATAGGCCATATCGTAGGCTAGACGATCAACTACTTGAGCACCGCAGTTGTTACGTTCAACTAACGCTAGCGGTGATCCGTAGTTGCGTAGTATCTTATAGACCTTGTTACTAAACTCCATAGGAGATATCTTATTGTTGCGATATACCGCCACTTGCCTTACTTCAGCTGGGTCAGTGATATCTAGCATTTGAATAATAGAGCTATCTTTACCAACTCCTTCCGCTGTATCGACACCAGCAGCGTATATTCTACCTTCCTGAGCCTCTTCCCATACTTTATAACAACCATCATCTAACGTAACCATAGGTTCACATACCTGACGCTCCATCATTTCATATAAGGCATCATCAATAGATGATTCACCTGAGTTAATCCATTCACAACAAAACTCTTGACGCCAAGCTTCATCAGAACCAATCGTCTGTTTAGTACTAGCAGCCCACTTTTCATCTCGACCTGGTACTTCATTCCACATTATCTTACCATATGCCCAGCCATTTTCTTCAGTCTCAGCTCCGTTATACAATCTATAGAAAAGATTTTGTGTTCCGTTAGCAGTTGAACAAACAAATGCTTTAGACTTTTTAGATGAAGAAATAATCGGAAAGACTGATTTCCAAAACTCATCAACTAAATGAGGTTCAATGAAAGCCATCTCATCAATTACCAAACAGTTAACGGACTGACCACGAGCAGCTGTACCAGTTGTAGTTGTAATACCAATTCGAGACCCATTCTCTAATGTCATTGATGTTTTAGCATATTCTTTAACTGGTGGTTTAAGCCAGTTTGGAAGTTCTTCGTAAGCCATTCTAACTCGTGAGAAGATTTCAATAGCAGTAGCCTCTTTGTTAGCAACGAGAAGAATGCGCTGATCTTTTTGAAAGCATGCCTGCCACAACAGATAGATAGTCATAAGAGTAGAGTTATGTGTTGGAATACATTGCTTACCAGCTAAAAATAAAGAATCAGCACTATCTACTGTAATACATCTTACAGGAACAGTGTCAGTAGGTTCAATATTCTTAATATAATGCCATTGCGATCTTAAATTTGATTTAACATCCTTTTCTTTTAGTTGAATACGCGATGTCTTAAACTCCAATGTACATACATACTCGTTTGGTTTAAATGTTAATGTATAGCAACGTTTACATTCTTTACCTTTATGGGTTGGTATATGTGAGTTTCGAGTTACCTTGTAACCGAGACTTGTAATTAACTCATAAACATCTGCAGAGAGTTGTTTACTTGTACTATAATACTGAGCTACACCAGATTTATTTATATAACCATCACTATCTATCAATCCCTTCAACAACTCGAGCCGTTGTTCACGTGCTGCATATAGATATTGCTTTGGTATATGCTTGTTTTTGTATATGTTGTACTTCCTTATTAGTGTTGATAAACTTTTAGTTTTAACACCTTCATTAACTGTTACTCTAACTGAATATGCGCTTGAGTATTTATTTGTAACGATTTTATCAAACTGACTGTCTGATTCAAGATTTTCAGTAATTTGTTGAATATCTCTTTCTCCAACTGTAATTACACCACTCTCTGCACTACCATCGCCCAACCATAATCCCAGTACATATGGTGAAATAGGTAAGTCGGTATAAACACCATCAACACCATTAATACAAGATGGTATTCTATGATTAGGCTCAGTGTTGTTCTTTCCACTCTTATACAAAGTATTATATATATCAGCAGTTGTCTTATTTGAACCTTCAATACCTTTCAACCTTTCATTGACAGATTGTGTGAACCACTCATGCTCTTTCGATGCAATAATCTTCTCTCCGTTATCAAATGTAATCTTAAAACATTCGCGGTTGTAATCTATAGGATGTGCATATGTAATATTACAAGGCTTACCATCTGAACCGTATAGCTGATCACCTGTCTTAAGTTCACCCATTGTTGTCCAGCCTGTTGGTGTGAGTATAGGTGTGTCTAATGCTAATGCTTTACCAATCTGTCGTGAAGCTAATAAAATGTAGAAGCGATTATCACGCATCGCTCTTAATGCCTTCTTCTGAGCTGGATACAGGCTAATCTTTTCTCTACCAGCATCCAAGTTAACAATGTAGAAGAAGTTTTCAGCAAAGTATAAAATATTCCTCTGAGCTTTTTTAAGAGCTTTAACTTTTTCTGAAGTATATTCACCTTGCCAATTACGATTGGGTAGATTATCATTACCCATATAGAACATACCTGTATCTTTCTTTGCCATGAACAATACATATTTAATAAGTGTTAGTTATTTTACAACTATTTGTTGTTTTTATGACCTATAACCATAAATATTAGCATGGCTAAAACAAACGACCTTAAAGATCTCGGCGAGGTTTATGGTAACCTTGGTAAAGAGGCTACTGTTGTTGCTGAGAATTTAGAAGCACAAACAGTTGGTGATCCAAATGCCAATACAGGTGATGCAGATATTCAACCAGGAGGGCCAACTGAAGAGGGTGGCTTTGAAGAATCAGAAGTTGATATCAAAAAAGTAGGGGATAAGAATCCATATAATGTAAAGGGTCTTTCCTATGGAGATGATAACTGCCCAACTATTGAAACGGAGCAACCAACTGAGCATGAAGCTGAGGATGAAGAAGATGATCCGGAAAGCTCAACAGCTGAGGAAGATGAAGAATTTTCAGCAGAAGTCCTTGAAATTGCGCAAGAGGGACTAAATAAATATATGGCCAATAAATCTATTTTTGATGAACTCTATGCCAAAGTCATTAACGAAGACTTCGGGATGGAAGAAGTTGACGACCTTGATGCTCTCGGTATTGAAGATGCAACTCCAGACGATGAGATTGCTGACGATGAAGGTGACGACATGGAAGGTGAAATTACAATTACTCTTGACAAAGACATGGCAAAAGCTCTTCACGATGTCCTTATGGCAGCTATGGGTGAGGATGATGATGCTGATGACGATGCTGATGACGATGCTGATGAAGCTGATGACGATGCGGAAGCAGAAGACGGTGAAATGCACGGTTATGGAGAAGAGATGGAAGAGTATGAAGAGGACAACGAAGGTGAGCCTACAGCTTTCAACACCCACTACAATGATGGAAAAAGCAATAAAGTTGGTAACACTGGAGAAGGCTTCGGACAACCTAAAGTACAGCCAATGAACAAAGTACATCACAAGCCAGCTGCTGGACCTTCTGACAAAGGTGGTGAGCCTAAGTCGCACTCTGGAAGCTATAATGATGGAAAAAGCAATAAAGTCGGTAACGTAGGTGATGGCTTCGGTCAACCTAAAGTACAGCCAATGAACAAGGCTGTTAAAGCTTAATTAAATCTAACATATAATTTTAAGAGACTCGTGCAATTGCGCGAGTCTTTTTTTGTATATCGATACAACTAGCATAAATATATACATGCAGACATTTAAGGAATACTATCAGGGTAATCAAATGATGAATGCTAATGCTACATCTGTACGTAAGGGTGGTAAAAGTATTATGCGCTCTGGTCGTAAACATGAGAACTTAACAAGAAAGGAGTATGGTCATAAATGCCCTCATGTTAGAAACCTTATGAACGGTGGTGCTGGTTCGATTAATCTATTAGGACAACCTCTTATGAATTCCTTACAAACATATGGTATGGAATTCGAACCAGGTACTGTAAAAGGTATTGGTAACTCAGATGTTGAGATAGAAATGTTTGAAAATGAAGAAGGTGCACCACAAGCTATTCTTCGTAGAAAAAATAAGTAATGGCTTGTAACACTAACAGATTAAACTGCACACCTGAAGAGGTAATGATGGCTGCAAGTTTGCCTTGCGGCGAATTAGTGAATGCAGATAAGTTGCAAGCCGAGCAGCTAGTTTATGATTTAGCATATCGTGATTTAATTAACAATCATGGTATTAATATTAATTACTATATTAAACCATTTAGTTTATCTGCTGCTAATATGCTGTATGGTGAAGAACCTACAGCGGTATTCGAAGCTGCATCTGGGATGCAAATGTATGTAGAGCTTGCTCAAGATGCATTAGCTCTTACACAGTTTGGCTTTGACCCGGGTGATGAATTTACCGGATTTCTACACATTGAAACATTTCGTAGCGTAATGAGTGCTAGTGATTCATATGCTACTCTAGATGATGTTGAACCAAAATCAGGAGATCTGGTTGAAGTTACAGGGTTAGGTTGTGATAGACCAGGAGGGCGTTCTGCAAATATATACGAAATTACAGAGCGTAGAGATGAAGATGTCTCTTCTATTAATCCTATTCTTGGACATTATGTATATCGCATTAGGGCTAAGAGATTTGAATACTCATTTGAACCTAATGCTCCGCAAGAAGCTAAAAACGAGCAAGTGTATGATGATTCGCAGTTTGGTACTCTCAGTACTAATATTGACGGAGATAGTGTATCGGATGCTAAGACTTACAATTGGGACGTTGATGAAGACTCTCAAGAAAACGTCTATGATATGGATGTCAATGATAACGACATTTACGGCTCTTATTATTAATAAAAAAAGCCAGGAGGTTAACCTCCTGGCTTTTCGTTCGTAGGCTACTACTTTACTTCTTTTTACGATTCTTTTTACTTGTAGCGCGTTTGGCAGCACTTGGAGGAGTCTCTTTAGTTACTGCTAGTTGCTGTGATGGTGTTTGTTGTACCGTTTGGTTGGGTTGTTGTAAGAGCGATCCGACAATTCCATTCACATCAAACATCTGCGATACATCGTCATACGGGCACTCATGTATAGCGCCTGTAAAGTTGTAATCATATAAATATGAGTCAATAGTACCCTTAGGAAATTGAACTGGTGCCTTAATGTTAGTATGAAGATCATAACCAAACACTTCTGGCTGTGTAGCTACCCAAACAACTGTAGCTGGCTTACCCATAGCTGCAGCTGCATGCTGGAAAGATGAATCAACAAACAAACAACGATCAGCATAACGAATCATATTGAACAGATTCTTCTTAGGTACAACCTTTTCATATCTAATTACACCGTTTAGTTTATGATGGAAGTCATAACAAACGTGAATAATTTGATAGTGTTCTTTTAGTTGGTCAACTAATTGCTGAGCAATCTGCGGATGAATATCCCGCGACCAAGAATATGGGTCAGCTTGATGATCTTTACCAGGTCCGCCAAATGGTTGAAAGAGTAGAATTGGCTTCTGCTTAGGAATATTAGCCAATTCAGGATCTAAGTATCCAGCCTCACGCATATTCATAGGCAAGTTAGGCGATTCACCTTTGTAATTAATACCAATCAGCTCGCACCAGCTAAGAATAAGATGCTTCTGCTTCTTGATATGGGATGTTTGTTTATACGGCTCTTGCGTAAATACTACAGTATCTTTACCATAGATATAATCTTCATAAAAGTATGGTACGTTACCTAAACGATATACTCTCTCAACATCTTTATTACCGAGATAAATCTCAGGCCAAGCACATACTACAACAATTTTAGTTTTTGGGTGGTTATTTTTATATGCTCTAACAACAGCAGTAGAACAGATATGTTTACCGATACCACCTTCAATATTAAAGACTGCAAATTCTGGACTTTGTTCGCTCATTACACAATAATTTATATTGCGTTGAGCGAAAGTCAACTAGTATATTAAGTAGATATCATTAAGCAGCCACTATTATTCCAAACAACACCCGGCACACCTGGATCAGATGTTGGAAGAGTTCTAAGGAATAAACTCTGGGCGTGAAGCATATCACCACTCACAGAGACTACACATGTACCGCCTGCGATAGTTGATCGGGTGTGCTTAAGTTGATTACCATCACCACCTACAATAGCTCCGCATGTTCCAGCACATGTAATACTATTATCATCACCCCCTCCAATGAAGGAAAAGTTAGCACATGTATCGTTATTGTTTCCACCAGCGACAGCTGACCCACCACCGCTTGCATCATTATAATAACCACCAATGGTACTAGCATAAGCTCCACATGTGGTTGTACAAAAACCAAATTGAGCTTTATTTCCACGAGCAGTATCAAATGTTTGCGTACCTGCAAAGGTATTGTTTTGATCAATTTGTGCAAAGTCAGCTGATGTAGATTGATACGAAGAATAAACTCCTGACCAGGTAGCACTAGTTGATTGAACTGTTGTATAAACTCCTGATGTTGAAGCATATGTTGTTAAAGGAGTATAAGTATCGCTTAAAACATCACCAATATCATCTACTGTTGCTACTTTCGTACAGGAGCTTTGAACTAATGCAAATTGTTCTGTTCCAGCTAATGGTGTAGTTGCTGCTGGGAGATCACTAATTTTAATACCGGCCATATCATTATTTATGTCAAAGGTAGTTGATTAATAAAAACTTCATCGTATTATATTCACAATGAAAGCTCCAATCACATTCAGAGAAGAAGATCATACCTATACTCATAATGAGACTGGGGAGAAGTTTACCTCTGTTACAACTCTTCTAGGGAAGTATAAGAAGCCATTTGATTCAGACACTGCAGCTACTCGAGTTGCAAAACGTGAGGGTGTTACGAAAGAAATGATCCTCGAAATGTGGGAGAAGGAAAAGATTAGGGCTTGTGATAGAGGCACAGAAATTCATAAGCTGCTCGAGGATTATATCACTTACGGTGATCAAGCTGATAACTGGGGATGGTTGTATAAAAGTTATGATAAAGCACGTGAATGGAATATCGATAAGTTTGAAAAAGTTCTATGCGAGCAATTGGTATGGAATGAAAACTTTAAAATTTCCGGCTTAGCTGATCTTATTTACGAACATAAGGATAATACATTTACAGTTGGAGACTTTAAGACAAATAAAAGATATAGATTTGGATCTGACTTTGGTGAGTGGATGCTTGAACCGTTAGACCATCTAACAGTATGTGAACATTCAACATATACTATGCAGCTATCATTGTATGCATACTTGTATGAGCAAATGACTGGTAAAAAATGCCGTAAGCTTGTCATTTATTATTTGAATAAAGACAAGTTTGTAGCTTATCACGGCAACTACATGAAGGCGGAAGTAAAAGAATTACTAAAACATTTCTTTTATAATGGTTAATTAAAGTTTACTAATTAAATAGCTTTTATAGATGAAAAAGGCAAAAGTTGTTTATAAACTTGAAAAATGTATTGATCAATCGTTAGAAGCGTTGTATAATGCTCGTGATATTTTAGAAGAGGTTGAAGATATTGAGCTCGATGAATTAGTGAATGAGATAATTGAAGATCTGGAATGTGATATAGCAGATAAAGTTGATCAAATAAGAGAGCGATTAGACATAATTTTTGAATAATGAAAAAGAAAGTACTTGTATTAGGTAAAGGATATGTTGGAGGTTATGTATTGGCTAACATGGCCAAGAACCCTTCAATTGACGTAGAGTGTTACTCTAAAGCTGAGTTTAATTATACAGATGAATTCTACCTACGTGATCTTATTAAAGAAAAGCGTTATGATTATCTTATTAATGCTCAAGGCTTTACTGGTCGACCTAACGTTGATCAAGCGGAAGTAATGAAAGAAGATTGCTGGAAGTATAACGTACAAGTACCTCTTATGTTCTCTCGAGTTTGTAAAGATTTAGGTGTACAACCTATTCACATTAGCTCAGGATGCATCTTCACTGGTTATGATAAAGCTTGGAGTGAGATAGATGAACCTAACTATGGAGTGTTTAATCCTGACGCTTCTTTCTACTCTACAAGTAAACACGCTTTCGAATCTGTTAATGACTTTGGTATCACTATTCGCATTCGAATGCCGTTCTGTGACATCCTTCATGATAGATCTTACCTGACAAAGATTCATAAATATGATAATCTTATACAAGCGGTTAACTCTAAAACCTATATTCCTGAGCTTGTAGATTTTATTGAGTGTCTTATTGAAGACGGTCGCACTGGTACTGATACTGTTCATCTATGTAATCCAGAGCCTCTCGATACAGGTTCGGTTATTGATATCATGAGAGAATTTGAGCTTGAAAACCTCAACTGGAAGTTTGTCGACTTTGAAGAACTAGGATGCAAAGCGAATAGATCTAACTGTACTCTTGATACTACTAAAATCAAAGAAGAGTATGGCTACGTACTCTCTACAGAGGCTGAAGCACTTAGAAAAAGCCTTGCTGCCATTACCGCATGATTAAATAAGTATGTATGAGCCTTAATATTCTTAAAGATAATGCTCTTGATATTGACATTTCTCTAATTAAAGCAGTTAGAGAAATGGACGGCTCTCTAAAGAAAAAAATAGCTGAAATTGTTCCAGTTGATTTAAGCGCAATAGTTTCCCTCTCACTCGTTGACTCTCTCATAAATCATGGGTTAACAGGTACCGTTACTATTAATAACAAATCTAAAATTCTCGATAAATTAAAGATCACTTCTGGAAACGTAAGCGATCTTTATCTTAAACTAGTAATTACATCTAAAGATTTAGAAGAGACTCCTGTACAAAATAAAATAGATTGTCTGTGTTTAGTTAAAAACACTACTTCAGCATCCGGCAATATTGAAGACAATATTGTTGAGTTTGAATTTGAAGAGTCTGTAATAGCTGAAATGAGATATACTAGTTGGGTAAGTTTAATTCTCGGTAACAGTCAACTTACGTCTGAATCTAATATTGATATTATTGAGTTAGTTAATATTTTTTATAAAAAAACACTTCTTGAAGAAAGTAACGTTGAATCCATAACGTTACCGTCGATAGAAACTGAACCAGGAGCTCTCTCACAAGCCGACACGTTCGAAATTGCTAAATTATTAAATAACGCGGGGATTACCTTCGCGGTAGCAGAATCACTCCGACAGTTCAAGGATACAAAAAGTGAGAAGCCTTCAATAAAGATACCATATTCCGATAATCATGATATGGTCAATTCAGATGAAGATGCAAAGGTATTTGATATCTTTGTAAAATTACTAAAAAAGACTTCAATAGATCGTAGTTCTAATAATGAAACTAGCAATTACCAATTTCCAATATTTAGATTTGTTAATACTTCTAAAGGCCGTCGCATGAGATTTGCACCTCTTATTACAGAAAGACATCGTGAATTTATTAAAGAGGTGGAGAGTGGGGCGAACGGTGTATTTGGTAACGATTACCCAGACGTGTACTTAGAGAAATTTAATATAGGTCCGTTATCACAGGCAAAAGGTCTCCTCGACAAAAATACATCTTGGCATAATACGATCGAGTCTCATGATATAGTACCACCTGATACTGGTACGTTGAAAGAAAGTAGATGGGTTAATAGTGCTCTAATTGGCGCTACTAAAAAAAATTATAATATTGGTGAAACAGCAGTCGATTTTGTATTGTATTCAGATGCACTAGAAATACTCGCTACAAATATTCTCGATATAACTGAATGCGGGTTAAACTTACCATTACTACCTATAGCTCAATTACCGCAAAATATGGTCTATAAAAAGGGGGATTATCCTGATGCTGCAAAAGCTATGAGGAATCAGGCCCTGTATAAGATGATTTCGAGTTTTCTATTTGTCAATGAGCAATTACATTTTTCTGTGCGCGGGAAACTTTATAGAGAGCCAGGCTATTTTATAATTGTTGATAGTGGAGAAGTAGTCGAAGAAACCAATCCACAACAAGCTATAGATAAAATGAAGCAGGTTTGGTTTGTAAGTAGTGTCACACATAATATTGATAATGGTGAATATACCACTGAATTAATATGCAATAGATATTTTGGTGAAAATACTTTAGAAACGATTGATGAATATAGTGAACAAGTAAGTGCAGAATTTCGGCAGTCTTTTGAAAAAAGATCAGAACTTGTTAAGAGTGCTCTTGAAGCTTTATCTTTGTAACCGTATCAAGTTGATTTACAGTTTTTACACTATATACTAAAAATATGCAATACGACCCTCTAGTTGATTCTCATAAGAGCACTACTTATAAAAAGCTTAAGAGTACTAACCCACATAGAGACGTAACTGCTTTCACAGCAGGTAACTTTGATATCATTCACCCTGGTTATACAGCCACCTTTGAAGAGGCTAAACGACATTGTGATAGGTTTATTGTTTTCCTTCATGGTGATCCTTCCGCTACACGTAATACAAAGTACAAACCTATTGTACCTTACTATGATAGATATAAGATGCTTATGTCCATTAAACATATTGACGAAGTTTACATGTATCAGACAGAAGAAGAACTCTATACTTTAATGGAGCTATTCGATTGCGATGTTCGTATCTTAGGAGAAGATTATCTTGGTAATGACTTTACTGGTAGTGATCTAAGAGCTGAAGTTATCTACACCACACGTTCACATGAGTGGTCTACTACTAAGTTTAAGAATAGAGTAGCTGCTATGACTCTAGCACAGAATAAAAAGTTGCTTGATTTATTGACAAACACGCCTAAATTATTAGAAGATATCAAGAACGGAGACTTCACTTCAATAGAATGAAACGAAATTATTTAGTAACTGGTGCTGCTGGCTTTATTGGCTCGCATGTTGTAGATCAAATCTTAGAGCGTAGTGATGTTGAGAAAGTGTTTGTTGTAGACTTTCTAGGAGTTGGGTCTAACATTAAGAATCTCTCTAATGATCCGCGAGTAAATCTTATTGTTCAGGATTTGTGTAATACTTATTGGAAAGAGAAATTACCTAAGATTGATTACATCTTACATTTGGCAGCTGAATCACATGTTGATAGATCGATAGAAGATCCAATGGCATTTATAAAAAGTAATGTTGTTGGTACAGTTAACGTGCTCGAGCTAGCCAGAGAAGATAGAGCGCGAATGGTTCATGTGTCTACTGATGAGGTATATGGTCATCTAGGTCCTAATGACGACCCATTTACAGAAGAGACTTGTATGTCTCCTCGCTCACCATACTCTAGTTCAAAGGCTAGTTCTGACCTCATTGCATTATCATATAGTACAACATACAATACTAACGTGTCAATTACTAGATGTTGCAACAATTACGGACCGCGGCAACATACGGAAAAGCTTATCCCAACAGTTATTACTAGCTTAAAAGAAGGTAAAAGAATTCCCGTTTACGGTGATGGTAAGAATATACGTGAATGGATTCATGTAGCAGATCATGCTAAGGCTATTATAGAAGTACTCTTTAATGGCGAACAAGGTGAAGTATATAACATTCCAGGTTCATGTGAGTTATCTAACATAGAATTAATTGAGAGGATTGTTAAGGCTGCAAAAGGTTCTAATACTAACGTGCAGGATTATATTGAATATGTGCAAGATAGAGCTGGTCACGACTTTAGATACTCCCTAACAACCAAACATAAACTATCAGCTGTTGCTAACCAGCGGGATTTTAATTTGGATGATACTATTAAATTTTATGCATAATAATAGTTGATTTAGAATAATTTAAATTTATAATAGAGTTATGGGTAAGAAAACATTTCCAAGAAAGCCTTTTAAATTTGGTAAGTTTATTATCGAATACTCAGAGGGTGCTAAAAGACCTGTACATTTTTTGAAGGAAGAGATTAATACGGAAGCCGAAGCTGAATTAGCAGCTAAACGTTTAGAGGAAAAAGGTTATGATAAGGTAATTATCAAGCAAGTAGGTTAATGATAAATAGAAAGGATCTAAAAGGTTTAACATGTATTCACCGTAAGCACTTTAGTGATATCGGATGTAAATCAAAAGAAGGCACTCTTGTAAGCATTTATTATAAATATGATAAACAACATAATCAATTGCTTGTGAATGATTATTCAATACAATTTGTTATAGATGGTAAGCCAGGTATTAACGTTGCAGATAATAATAGTATAGTATCAGACGATGTTTACCGATATCTATTCAAAACAACCTATACGGAGTTACTTAAATACGTTTTAACACAAATAAAATAAACAATGGAAGCAAATATTAATAACTTTTTATTTAAATTAGATAAAAGTAACAATATTATTGAAGTATACATAAATTCTGAAGCTGATCGACCACATGGCTTCATTAGAGTAAAGCCTAATATTACTGAGAAAGAATTTCATTATGAAATCTCAGATTGGTTTATGCAAAACTCAAATATGTAAGGAACTTTGATATAATATTGGTATGACGAAGATAGTTTATTGCGGATGTGGAAGTCTTGTAAGACCTGCTCGTGCTGAAGCTGGGTACGATAATTGTATTAGATGTGCTCATGAGAATCCTGTAGAGCCTCCGAAAGGCCGTATGGTCTATACTGGTAAGGTTGGAGCTGAGATTGAGATTATGTCTGCTGAGACTTGGCGGGAGAATAAGGATCGTTTCTGTCCTCGAGGTGCTCGTAGCGCTGTTAAGAACTTTAGTAAAAATGTCAGCGCGTAAGGATAAAGATGCCCGTAGAAAGGCTCAAGGTAATTATGTGAGGGATGCTTACTTCTTCTTGCAAGACCTTCATGGCTGTCTCATGATGAGCAAGGTTGAAGAATTCTCACAAACGGATGCAAGATACGCACAACGTCTTCTTGAGGAACTTGATGAGATGAGACCTGCATTACAGGAGCTCGCTAATAATCTTGATGCAAATATGCCTGAAGTTCTCACTAACTGGCATGATTTTTAGGAACTCCGATATAATTATAGTATGAACCCAACAAGAGAAGATCTTATCACCCTCGGCTATCTCAAACCTGGAGATGCCATCGCACGTGCTCCTAAACGTGAGCGTAAGATTTGGTTGACTGATTCTGATAAAGAGTATGCTGAACGTCATGGACTTACTCGTCAAGAGATGAAAGACTTTAAAGAAGATATGATCATTGAAGAAGAAATTCTTCGTGATCATAAGATTCTAGCAGCTCAAGAGAAGAAAGAACATTATAACTCACCTCAATCACATTATCTAGCATGGTAATAAAGAGCTTCAATAAAAAAACAGGCGAAAAAATTGGTGACTGTGCTCATCGATATTCAAAATCATGGGAACTGCATCAAGTTGGAGATACTTTCATTTTAAAAATAGAAGGTCAACCAGAGGAGATTCTAGAGTTATCAGACAATGCTGTTTATTATTACATTTCAAATAAAAAGAAAAAGACATTAAAATTATTGGTAAGTAATCAGCTAAAACATTGGATGTATACTCAATGGCAATCCGGAGATGTATGGGATTATGCTCCATATCTAACGAAGCTTGAGAGGGATATGCTTGTTTACGGTAATGCTCAATGGACTCAACTTGACGATCAGTATGACGATGAGGAGGTTGATTCTAGTAGACCGGATTGGTATCTATAAAGAACTTTTAAATAATAAATATATGAGTACAAACTGGCACGGAGGAAAAGGGGATAAAAATAGAACCTCAAATTATAGAATGTATACTTCTAATTACGATAATATCTTTTGTACAAAAGCTAAGGCTACAGATGATATCTGGGGCGCTCCTGGTGATGTAGATGTTATTGAAGGTGATACAATTACCTATAAAGTTGAAGGTGATCGAGTTAGAGTGTGCGTTATCATGGAAGCGCCAGGTAAATTTGGAGAAGCTAGCGGTAATAGCGGTAAACCATTCTATATCACTAAAACAATATTTGAAGAAAAATACAAACCATATTTAAAGGAACACTAACATGAGTCAACTAGGTAGAGATTACTTCTTAAAGGATCTTCAGCATGCTGAGGATATAAAAACTAAAGAGAAAATACAAAAAGACGTAACAGTAAGTGAGAATACGCTTAAACAGCTAGAAGCACTTGGATTAATTAAAAACACAAAAACAGATGTATAAACATATTAAGGAAATGCTACAAAACGGGCAAGTCATTCACGTAGAGTTTACTAAAAAGAATGGAGAGATGCGTAAAATGGATTGCACAACTAATTTAGATCTCATTCCAGAGAGTGAGCATCCTTCTGAAGATCGTGCAAGCTACGTTAACGAAGAGGTTGTAAGAGTGTATGATATTAATGCGGAAGGATGGCGTTCATTTCGTGTAGATTCAGTAAATGTTCTCGAGTCAAAGGAACTCTGATATAATTAGGTGATGAAAGATAAAAATGATATCCCACAAGAAGTGATCGACTACTGCATTGACAATCGAGTATCGATCGAAGAAGGAATGGTAGCTGTAATTGATAAGCGTCTCGAGGCCGTGGAAGCTGGCCTATCTTCGCTTAAAGGTGAGGTTACTCAGACAATGCATGAAACTAATAGTAAAGTTGAAACATCTGAAATTAAGGATGTCGAAGACTATCTTGAGTTTCTAGATAATAACGTTCAGGATAATGTTTAGCCCATCTTATATCTACTGGTGTATTAAGTCTCTTTTCGAAAAGAAAGAGCCGAGGTACGGTCCTAATATTATTAGACATAGAACCTGGCTTGAAAGAGAGGTTCAAGAGCAATTCATGGAGAATAATACTTTGAATTCTAATAAAAAAAGTAGTGGCCATATTCTAAAGCCATCCGATAATTGGTACGATAAATACAAATAATGAAAACTACACTAATAACGTTACTAGTAGGAGCGCTTACGCTTGCAGCTACTGCAAATAAGCCTGAAAAAGGTAAAAAGCATGAGCATGCAAAAAAGCTTCCACCTGCTATGGCCAAGTTCGATAAGAACAAAGACGGTAAGCTTTGTCCTAAGGAAAGAGCTGAAGCTAAGAAGGCTTTTTTAGCAAAGTACGATAAAAATAAAGACGGTAAACTCTGTGAAAAGGAGCGCAAAGCCGTTGCAGCTGATCGCGCCAAAGCAGCTAAAGCTCGTAAGGCTCGTAAGTTACCCAAAGGTACTAAAGGTAAAGTGCAAAAGAAGTAAGAACAATGGCTGACGAAACATATTCTCCAGAACAAAAGCAGCAAATGCTTAACCTTCAAGATCAAATTAAATCTTGGCAAGCAATCCTAACTAGTTCTAGCTCTACTCCTGAGCAAAAAGCTGAGGCTCTTAACGATGTTAAAGCAGCCAAAAAAGCATATAGCGTAGCAAGCGCTGGTAGGAAAGCGTACCAAAGCATTTCGAAAGCATCTGACGCGGCTGAAGCTGCAGAGGATACGTCTGATACGAGTGAAGTTGTTGAAGGACTTGCTGAAGCAGGAGAAGTGTTAGAAGATTTAGCCCCGTTACTACTTTTGTAAACAAAAAGACCTGAGTATGTCGAAAAACTACTCTAATTTATTAGTGAAGAATTACAAACAGGTTCATATAATCGCCAAGGATAGAAGCTTCAAATACGAGCAGATTGCCAATACGCCAGAGTTTGATAACGAACAAGCTGCAATGAAATACTGGCTATCAAACAAGGAAGACATTATTGATTCTAATTTTTACAACGACCCTATCGCTCTTATTAGAAAAGAAGAAAGTTACGTACGTGTAAAAAATCTTTAGTCATGCATAATAACGATGAATATATTGAACATCTTATCGGTGATGATGAGCAAGGAAGGGTAATTTATGAGAAAAAACGATCAGATAATCTGATTGAAGAGTGGTGGTATGAGTATGATGATGAGGGTAAGCGTACTATTACTAAGTACTATGAAGAAATTATTTGCGGTGATACTTATACCGATTTTATCTAAAAGAGATATTTAAGTATAAGCTCTTCTTCTGTAAGTACCTTTTCACCCTCCTCTTGTACAGACTCGAAACCCTCTTCATACTCCTCATAATAGGAATAGATATCATCTGCATCAGCTTCGTAGCTAAAGGATGATGTACCTTTTGACGTCTGTACAACTTCATATTTGTCTTTAATACCTGCTACAATTAATTGCTTTAATAATTTAGGACCGGTTTCTTTTTCAGCGCGGTTTAAAAAATCTTTAACTTGATTACTTGTAAACTTACCTTTAAGAGTTAAAATAGGATCATCATATAATCCCCAGACATGGATAGCAAGATATTGACGAGTAATACTAGCACAGTCTCTAATAACATAATAAGCAGACTTCTTTTTAACCTCAATACCAGTGTCAGGCTTCTCATGAGCCCTTTCCGCTGGACCGTAGAGTTTAGCTATCTGCTCTGTGCTGTTGTCTAAAATTACTTCTTCAAACATATCATTATTTAATCGGAAAATAAAAGGAACCTCGATATAATTAGGGTGATGATATTATTAGAACCGTCAAGAACGATCAAACAACAAACGAATATTGACTTTGATCTACTTAGTCAGCTTTTGACAACTGTGCTTGAGAAGAATCATAAGCGTAAGATCAATATTGTTGCAAGAGTTCATAAAAGTAAGATTGCTGGTACTTCATTTTGTCTCCATGAAGATGGATATAATTTCCTAATTCAACTCGATACATCTAAACGAAAGCCTCGATATCTATTCGGTAGTATCTTGCATGAGCTTCGACATTGTATTCAGAAAAATCTATTCAATTATTGGCCGCATACTGCTAATATGAAAACGTGGAAGGACTATTGGTTTTCAAGAGAAGAGATCGATGCGCGTAAGATGGAAAGACTTACTACCCAAGTAATGAAATCGTATAATTCGATGGTAGAGATAGGCAATCTGTTTACTAAACTAAACCTGAACAAGGTTGGATAAAAAGGAACCTCAGTATAATATATATATCATGAAGCAAGAAGATAGAGAATTTTTCGAGAATGTAGTGTTAGGCTGCTTAATTTTTCTAATATTTGTGCTAACTATGATTGCAATTTTTAACTAAAATAAACAAATGCCAGAACCAAAAGAATCCAAAAGTAACCGACATTTTCAAATATCAGTAGTCAAATCAGTTCTCCGTATATTCGGATGTTGCGCTGCATTTTTATTACTAACATCAAACCCCACAGCAGCTTTTCAGTCATTTTTGTTTCTATTCTTTGCAGCAGAATGTCTCGGAGTTGTTGAAGAAATGTAAAGGAACTCAGATATAATTAACTTATGAAACACGACATCGTATTCAAAACAAAAGAAGCCTACATCGCAGCTAAGACTATTCTTACTCATCACTTTTCATGTAGGTTTAATGACTTGGATGATTATAGGATTGAATTCTTCCTAGAAGGAAGGCGTGAGACAGCTAAGAAGATGTTTATTGATGCTGGGGCTGTCGAAGAATCCAATATGGAGTTTGTAACAGTTTAAGGAACTCTGCTATAATTAGGTATGAAAAGGGAAAGTTATTTGGTAGTTGTAAGTTACAATGGTCGAGATGAAAGGATTATCGTTAAAGCTGAATCACGACCAGATGCAGAGAACATGATATACGAGAAGAAAAAGCATCTCTTCGATCATGATATTATTCATGGCAGAGAGACCATTCGTATTAAGTCGGTGCGTCGAATGTAATTATATTATGAAAGACAAAAACATTTACCGTGTTCAAAAAGGTGAGAATTATTCTCTATATACTAAAAATGGGGCTAAACATAATCTTAATGGTCCTGCTTTAGTAATAGGTGAAGACGAGCACTTCTATGTAGAAGGGAAAAAGTATACACAAACACAATGGACTGACTACGTGTCTGCGTATACTGCTTATGAAAAAAGCCCTTCCTTAGAGAAAGATTGCTTCATGAAAGCAATTGATTCTCCTGATGGGATCTATGTCGAGGTTAAATAGGAACTCCTTTATAATAAGAGTATGCAGAGCGAAAAGATTCAAAAGATTGCTGTTGATATTAGGGAACTCTATGTTAGTATGACACCGTCAGCTAATTATGACATGAAGAAACATATTGAGAGAGTAGAGAGGTATGATGCCCTGGTCGATAAAATGGTGGAACTTACTGATGGAAAAGCAAATTCTGCCTATACTGATCCAGTCTTGTGTGATGACTATACAGCTTTGACAGGAGATCCCTGCAATCATCTCACTTATAATGAACTCTGTGAGAGTTACGGAGAATTGGCTTTCGGTTCGTAAGAGCTCAAAATTTAAACAAAAATATACATATGAATAAAACCTATACAAAAGAAGTAGCTATCATCGGAGCGCTTGGGCTCGCATTGATATCCATGCAATCTAATACAGGGGATGGTATGCAAATTAACGCTGAAGAAATTCCTAAAGTTGAGGAAGAAACCTACTACGTCATCGATGCTTCTTACATCGATCACTCAGGTAAATACGAAGATTGTATTGAGTACGCTGAGTTATACAAAGACTATCATGAATATATTGTTGTAACGTCAAGAGATAGAGATCTCGCACGTGATCTTCCTGAATAAAACTTAAATACAGATAGAATATTATGAAGAAATTTTTAAGCTTTGGGTTATTTCTCACCGGTGTAGGGGTTGGCTACATTGGAAAGGATATGACATCCGTATTAACAAATCATCAGTATTACACTACCATTGAAGTTCCATTTACCGATAGGGATGTAGAGGTTTCAATTATGCCAGCCCCGCAACCTATTTTGGTTAAGCCATTATTGATGCCCATGCTCACTCCTGAAGATACTAAGCAGGGTCCTCCTCAGGGCCCCCCTGAAATTAATTGGGAGGTTGAATTATTAGATGGAGTTAAATATTTTGAAGGGTATCGATCTAGGGCATATACTTGCTCAGGTGGCGTCCGAACTATTGGATATGGATGCACTGATAGAAGAGTAGTATCCAGAGGAACTATCTCTAAAGAGCGCGCTACTACAGAATTAAAGAAAGAACTTGACGATGCAGAGCAAATTGTCAAGAGCATTGTGAAGGTTAAACTAAATGAACATCAGTTAGCAGCACTAACATCGTTCACTTTTAATTGCGGACCATCAAACCTGAAGAGATTAGTGACTGGTTCAGGAAGATTAAACAAAGGAAACTATGATAGCGTCGCATCACTACTAGCCCAATATCGAATTGCAGGTGGTAAGGTTCGCAAAGGGTTAGAGAAGCGTAGAGCATGGGAGATAAGCGTATGGAAAGGTGATCCTTTAGACTTTCAAAGTTGAAACATAAGGAACTCAGATATAATTAAAGAGAAGAAAGAAAAGAATTATGGGATTTATTACAAAAATTGACTCACTAGAAGATATCGACGCATTTAAAGTGGAAAAGGTTCAAGTATTTT